AGTCTATATATACTATGGAAAGTAAACAGTATTGTTATATAATAGATAGACTAGCTTCAAATTTAATAAATGATATATAAAATAAAAATGAATTTTGTATATTTAACAACTAATTTAGTAAATGGGAAACAATATGTTGGATCTCATGAAGGTGATATTACAGATGCTTATTTAGGTAGTGGTAAAAATATTATCAAAGCTATAAAAAAATACGGGAAATATAATTTTAAAAAAGAATTAATAGAAGAATGCGACCCTTGTATTAATATGATAATGGAATCAAAATATATTGAAAAATATAAAACTTTGATTCCATTCGGTTATAATATTAGTCCAACTGGTGGTCATACTAATGGAAAATTAAGCGAAGAAACAAAGAAAAAAATAAGTGAATCACTAAAAGGAGAAAAACATCCAAATTTTGGGAAACCTTCACCAATGAGAGGAAAAAGCCATTCTATTGAAACTAGAAAAAAGATGAGTGAAAAAAGAAAGGGAATTTCTGCTTGGAATAAAAATATAAAACAAAGCGAAGAAACAAAGAAAAAAATAAGTGAATCACTAAAAGGAGAAAAACATCCAAATTTTGGGAAACATTTATCAAATGAAACAAAAGAAAAAATAAGACAAAAAAATATAGGACAGAATAAAGGTATTCCAAGATCTGAAGAAACAAAGAAAAAGATAAGTGAATATTGGAGAAAAAGAAGAGAATAGAAATAAAATAAATTTTATGAATGGAAAATAATTATTATCGTGTTGATGAACTATCTAAAGAATCATTAGAATATTTCGAAGGTGACTCTTTAGCAAGTAGCGTCTGGATCAACAAATACGCATTAAAAGAGAATGGAAAATACAAAGAACAAACACCTAAAGATACATTAAATAGAATAACAGACGAAATACATCGGATGGAATTAACTTTCCCTCATCCACTAGAAAAAACAGAAATACACAATCATCTAGATAACTTTAAAAACTTTATATTTGGAGGGTCTATATTATTTGGACTTGGCAATCCTTACCAAATTTCATCATTAGGAAATTGTTTCTTCATAGACAATGGAGCAGATTCTTATGGTGCAATTTTTAATATAGATGAAACAATGGCGCAACTTATGAAAAGAAGAGGTGGCGTTGGAGTGACTATAGAAAACCTCCGTCCTGGAGGTAGTTTAGTGAATAATAGTGCGCAATCATCAACAGGTGCTGTCTCATTTATGGATAGATATTCAGCAACAACAAGAGAAGTTGCCCAAGATGGTAGAAGAGGAGCTTTGATGCTTAGTAATCATATTAATCATCCAGATTCTCCAGAATTTATTGTAAAGAAAGATGATTTAACAAAAGTTACAGGAGCTAATGTATCTCTTAAAGTAACTGATGAATTTATGAAAGCAGCAGAGGCTGATCAAGATTATATTTTACATTGGCCTACAACTGGAAAACAACCACAAATTACTGAACAGATTCCATACAATCAACTCTATAAAAGAGAAGATGGTACTTACGTTAAAAGAGTAAAAGCCAAAGAAGTATGGGATTCTTTAATTCACCAAGCTTGGAAAAATGCTGAGCCAGGAGTTTTATTTTGGGATAACATTATTAAAGAATCTCCAGCAGATTGTTATGCTGATCAAGGGTTCACCACTCTGGGCACCAATCCCTGTGGTGAGGTACCATTAAGCCCCTTTGATTCGTGTCGTCTGGGATCACTAAACCTATCAAATATGGTACTTAAGCCATATAAGTCAGGTGCAAAAATAGATTGGGAATTATTAGAAAAAACTTCAAGATTTGCTCAAAGGACAATGGATGATGTCGTTTCCTTAGAAGAAGAGAAAGTTGTAGCAATTATTGAAAAAATTAAAAGAGATCCTGAAGAGGAATATTTAAAAGCTGTTGAATTAAGAACTTGGACTAAAGTATTAGAAGTTCTAAGAAATGGAAGAAGAACAGGAATAGGTGTTCTTGGATTAGGAGATATGCTAGCTAAATTAGGAATTAAATATGGTTCTAAGAAGGCAACTAAACTAATTGATAAACTTTTTGAAGTTATAGCCGTTTCCTGTTATAAAGAAACTGTTCAACTTGCTAAAGAAAGAGGAGCATTTCCTATTTGGAATTATGATAAAGAATGTAATAACCCATTTATTTCCAGGGTTATTTCTAATCATTTTACTGCTGAAGAATATGATGATTATGTAAAATATGGAAGAAGAAATATTGCATCACTTTCTATTGCTCCAACCGGTACACTTGCTATTGAAGCAAGAACCACTTCAGGTATTGAACCAGTATTTAAAGTAAGATCATTAAGAAGAAGAAAAATTAATCCAAATGATACTGAAGCTGTAATAGATTTTACAGATGAAAATGGGGATTGCTGGCAAGAGTATAATGTATTTCATTATGAGTTTATAAAATGGTATGCTCAAACTAAGAATGCAGAATTTATAGGAGAAAAAAATAATAGTGGCCATGCAGCATATCTAAATTCTTTAACTGATGAAGAACTTGATAGAATGATTGAAATGTCTCCATGGGCTGGTTCTGAATCTCATGATGTTGATTATCTTGAAAAAGTTAGAATGCAAGGTATCATTCAAAAATGGATTGACCATTCAATTTCAGTTACACATAATTTACCAGAAGATGTAACAAAAGAAGAAGTTAACAAAATTTATTATGAAGCTTGGAAAGCTGGTTGTAAAGGATGCACAATTTATAGAGAAGGATCAAGGACAGGAGTTATTTTATCTAGAAAAGAAGAAAAAACAGATGAATTCAAAGAAACAAACGCTCCCAAAAGACCGAGGGAACTTAAAGCAGATTATTACTCAGCCAAAGCAGGTGGAAAAGATTTCGCTGTCGTTATCGGAACATGGCCAGGAACATCTAGACCTTATGAAATATTTGCATTCGAAAATCCGCCAATTCTCAAGAATACCAGTGGAAAAATTGTCAAAATCAAAAAAGGACACTACAAGTTTATTAATGGGGAATTCGAAATTGACAATCTCGAATTGGCAGCAGACCGTATTGAACAGAAAACCCTTACACTAACAGCTTCCATGCTTTTAAGACATGGAGCTGGCGTTAAACATGTAAATAATGTAATTATGAAAATTGATGAAAACGTAACAAGCTTTTCATCTGTTGTAAGACGTTATCTTAGCAGATATATTGAGGCTGAAGTTCAAGAAGAAAAATGTCCAGAATGTGGAGGTACCCTTGTTAGGGAAGAGGGTTGTATACATTGCAATTCTTGCGAATATTCTAAATGCTAAATTCCAAAAGCTCTGATCACTCAGAGCTTTTTCTTTTGGAATATATAAAATAAAGTATTTCCTATGGGAATTGTGCGTAGCAAATTAAACGAAAATCCAGATGGAATTAGATCTGGCAATAACCTGCTTGCTAACTGGATGGGTAGCGATGCAGTGCCATTTGGTTTTTATGATGGTGAATTATTTTTAAATCTCGGTGGTGGAACCCATGGTGGTATTCCAGAATGGAGTAAATTAGAAGATAAGTTATGTAGTAAAGAAAATAAATATTGTAAATCTAAAGAATTTATGGAAGATTCTGGTAGATTATGGCAACAAAAAAAGTTAATAACCTTTTGGAAATATCCCATAAAGACAAGATTTAAAGAAATTATAGATACAATCGGGAAAGCTATTGATCAGCCCAATATGTTTAATGATCCGGAGTGGAAAGTAGAAGTTATAACTGGAAAAAGAGAACCTGATCGAAAGGATGACAGAAAACATGATTGGAGTGAACATGAATATTTTATTGATCTTATTCCATTATCAAAATACGTTGGAAGTAATGAAAGATCTAAAGAAGAATTAGCACAACAACATATTGCATCTCCTATGGATAAATTGAAAAGACCTGATAAAACAGAATTTTTTAAAGTAAGAGATAAGAAAACAAAACCTTTGGCATGGAAACAAGCTATGCAAGCAGAAAGTTTAATAACAGAAAATCCTGATGGTTATAAAGATCCAAAAAGTAAAGAAAATGTAGGGTGGATGAATGGAGAATTAGAACCTGTAGTTTTTGGTTGGTATGATGGAAAATTATTATGGGATGATGAATTAGTGAATAGTGAACATAGTAAAACCCATGGAGCTTTGGGTTTAGGACAAGGTCTTAAAAAAAGACCAAAACCCTTAAGCAAAAAAGTTGCTAGCGACATAACAAGGAGTCATTACGATTTTCCTGGAAGATTATGGAGAAAAACTAAAGTAATTTCATTTTGGAGATATCCCACTGCTGAAGAAATGCCAATAAAATTAAAAGAATTAGGAAAAGCTATTGGTGAAGAATTCTTTGATAATGGGTGGACAATTAATACTAAAGAAGAATCAGGAGGGGGTGGATACTTTGAACATTTTGTTTCAGTTGATGAATATATCGGAAGTGCTAGAGTTAGTTCTGCTGAATTAGCTAGAGATCATGCGGTTTCTCCTATGCTCAAAAAACCAATATCATCAGGTCCCGGAAAAATGCATGCTAAAACCCCTAAACCTCTTGCATGGAGACAAGCTATGTATGCAGAAAGCGTAAAGGAAAATCTTAATGAAAGTCCTGATATGATTGAGGCTGATAATCTTTATGATGTTACTGGAAAATATGATCTAGGATTCTATCAAAATGGAGCAATTCCATTTGGATATTACAATAATAAGATGAGGGTTGGAAAAACTGATAAAGCACACAGACATATCCATGACATGTATGATGACATCCAAGATAGAATTCAACGAAGAGATTTTACATTCGGAGGTAGAGCATGGCCATTTGAAAAAATTATAAGCTTTTGGAATTATCCAAAACCTGGAGAATTTCAAAAGGTTCTAAAAGACATTGAAGAAGAAAACAAAAAAGTACCCGGTAATTCTCATATTGATTTTAATGATCCTAATTGGTCTATAGAAATTATTTCGGAATTAACTCCAGATGAAGCTATAGGTGGACCTGGCGGTGAGGGACAATGGAAAAATGCTTTGAGTGCTAAACTTATACCATTTTCCGAATACACAGGTTCAACTAGCCAAAGTAAAGAAGATCAAGCAAAACAACATACTGACTCTCCAATGAACAAATTAAAGAGGCCAAAATCTTCAGCTTATTTTAAAGTAGGAGATTCAAAAGAAAAACCATTAGCTTGGAAACAAGCTTTAGTAAAATCTGAATCTTTAGTAAGACCTAGAATTAATGAAAGTCCTGATAACTTTACATATGATGGAAAGAACTGGGATATTGATAGCAATGGTGCTCTTGCATTTGAAGTTGTAAAAGATGATGATAATAATTTAATTGATGTAAAAATTAACCCAGAAGAAGGATATCATGGTGATTTTAAGCAAACCACTATTGGACAAGATAGAATATATCCTGGAAGAATTTATTCAAAACCTAAAATAATTACTTTTTGGGTATATCCTAATTTAGAAGAATTTAAGGAAATTATAAATTTAATGGGAAAATCTCTTCATGAAGATTTATGGAATAAAGGATGGAAAGTTGAAGTTTATTATGATCCAGCTTTAATAAATTCAAAGAAAACTCCAATTCAACCCGGAAAGAAAGCATACGGAAATAACTATAATAGAAATTCTCCTGATAAAGAATTTGTTCCTATTGAAAACTATATGGGTTCACTTATAGCGCCCCCAGAAGAAAAACAAAAACATTTAATGTCTTATAAAGAGAAATTATCTAATAAGAAGTCCACCGGGTGGGGAAGAGGAATGGGATCTGATAAATATGCAAAGGAAAAACCTCTTAAATTTAGACAAGCTTTACAAACTTCCGAATCTTTAACTTTATATGAAAAATTATTAGTCGGAGAACCAGTAACCATAGAAGAATTAAGAGATGTGTTGAATAACAAAGTTCTTAATTTTGAATTCATAAAACTTGATGGTGAAGTAAGACCTGCAAAGGGTACAACAATGATGAAATATATTCCAAAGGAAGAACATCCTACTGGAGATCACCCTTCATCCGATAAAGTTGCTGCATTTTATGATTTATCTAAAGATGCTTGGAGAAGTGTTTCAAATAGAAGTAGTGAAATTGTGTTGATACAAGGTGAAGACGGAAAAATAAAAGTTCAAATTAGCGATAAAGTTGCGAAAGAACCAAAGGAAACTAAACCTGAAATTTCTAAAGTACCTGGAGCTGATCCAAGACCGATTCTTCCAAAATCAGAACCAGTTGTTAGACCTTCACTAAAACCTGATGAAATTCCAGTTACTCCTGATATTGATGATATTGAAGTCGATACTGATCCAGATACACCATTAGATATTGAAGATAAGAATATAATGGCTGATGATGTAAAGGATAAAGATATTATAGCTCCTGAAACTGAAGAACCTGAAGTGGATTTACCTGAACCTCAAGAAACTCCACCAGTACCACCAGAAACTCCAATGGAACCTGCTGTTAAGCCTGAATTAAAACAAGATACTCCAGAAGATGAACTGCCTCCAGAAGAGGATATTACATTCCCAGATGATGAGGAAGAAGCTGAAGTATAAAACTACCTAATCAATTACCCATATAAAAAATAAACAATAATGGATAGCGATATTAAATTTGATCTGCGTGACATTTCAATAGTGCCAACAGTGTTAAGTGATATTAGTAGTAGAAGCGAATGTAAAACCACTTATACTAATGGATTGCTTCCTTTGATGACAGCACCTATGGACACAGTTGTCAGTAATAAAAATTTCTTAAAATTTGTCGATAATGATATTATTCCCTGTATGCCTCGTGGAGAATATTACCCCGCATATCTTTTACCAGATGATCCAGTAGTTTTTCAAGCTTATGGATTAAGTGAAATAGAATATGATTTGCAAACATTAGGAGATAATAGATCAATAAGAAATACTGAGCGTCCGCAATATTGGAGATATAAATATGTTCTAATAGATATTGCTAATGGGCACATGCAAAAACTTATAGACATTTTAAAAATGATGAAGACTCATACTCCAGATGTTAAAGTAATGGTTGGAAACGTGGGACAACCTCTTACATATAAAAATCTAGCGATGGCTGGAGCAGATTATGTTAGATGTTCAATAGGAACTGGAGCAGGTTGTACTACTGCGGCTAATGTAGCAATTAATTATCCCCTTGGATCTTTGATATCAGAATGTAAAACTATTAAAAAAGAAGGAGATTTTGAAACAAAGATTGTAGCAGATGGAGGAATGCAAGGTTATGATGATATAATTAAGGCACTTGCTTTAGGAGCTGATTATGTAATGGTTGGATCTCTATTTAATAAAACAATGCAAAGTTCTGGTTCTAATCATTTATGGGGAATTAAAATTCCATTCTATACAGCCAAGAGGCTTTGGAAATGGGGATTCCCTGTAAAAAAGAAATATAGAGGTATGAGTACTAAGGCTGTACAGAGAAAATGGGGAAAAACTAAACTTACTACAGCTGAAGGAATAACAAAATATCAAAAAGTAGAATATAATTTATCTCAATGGAGAGAAAATTTTGAAGATTATTTCAGATCTAATATGAGTTATTGTGGATCTAAAGATTTACAAGAGTTCATCGGAGAGGTAGAATGGGTATATATAACTAACAACGCACTAAAACGCTTTGCTAAATAAGTCTAGATTTGCAATATTTTTCTTCGTGTCTAGTTAAATTAGATTTATTAGTCTCTTTCCCACAGTATTTACATTTATATCTTTTAGATAATTTTGCTATAGTTTCAGTAGAATGAGTTTTTCCTAATTGATTTTGTCTATGTTTTTCTTTAGTTTCAGCTGAAACAGGTTCTCTTGTTTTCCATGCAACAACCATTTTTTGTTTAGTTTCTTCAGAGAATTTGACACCTTTATTTCGAGAATGTCCTTGTTGAGATTTTGAAATATTCTTTTTATGTTCATCTGAAAATTCTCTTCCTTTATTTTGTTTTGAACATTGTTCTCTAAATTTTTTCTTATCTTCTTCAGAAAGTAAAATATATGTGTTACCACCATCTCCACCATTCGTTAAATTATATCCAAAGGGAGATTTAGTATTTTTCTTTCTTATCCAATATATTTCTCTTTTCAAAACATTATCTTTATCACAAAATTCAATAATTCCTGTAATATGTTTATCTTTTCCATATTTTTCGATAGAACGATTAAGTAATCGACCACTTCCGGTATATCCGTCATTCAGATTATTTGTAGCATGCCATCCTATGTAACATTTGTTGTTATCAATATTCTTTGTAAGATATATAAAAAAATATTTATATGTATTTTTAACTCTCATAAATCTTTGGGTTTTTGGTTCATATAAATTATATATTCACATAAAAAACTTTGAGTTGGCACTTATAATTTATAGTAATGGAATAGTAGAGGAATCACTCCCAATAGATAATGTTTTTAATGATGATGAGTTAATTGCGTCATTTAGTGATTATCCAGAAATAAGAACTCACAGGTTACCAGAGGTTCCAAATTGCTGGTGTGTTTGGGGATTTATGGATAATCCTCCTACTAATGAATTTAACAAATTAGCAAGTGAAATAGCAGATGCTGATGTATACTCTCATATAATATTTGTTCATGATTCTGAATTAGAACCTAATTGGCGTTTAACTGACAATATCATATATCGTCCTTATGAAGGTTTTATGGAACAAATGGGAACCTTTATAAATGAAATGATGTTAGCAATTGCTACTGAAAATCGTCAGGAAATAGAACAATCTGAAGAAAACACAAGTATGATTTTCTTATCTACTTTGGGTCATACTCAAGATCATAGAGTATTGTTTTCTTTTAATCCTCATGAGCAAAATGAAACATTTTATGATGACGGTGGTTGGGATAAATTCGGATCAAAAATATTCGAATATCTTTCTGATAATTTTTGGAAGGAACCAGTTGAAGAAAATAAACCATTTGTTATTTATGCCGACGCCAAAACTATCGTAATAATAGAAGATAAATTTCTTGATGAAGTTATTGATTTATTGATAGTAGAATATCAAAGTAAAGAAAGATATGAAGACTGCTCTAAAATATCAGAAATAAAAAATGAATGGTATTTGAGAAAAACTATTCCAGGAGATATTGATCTTAATTTAGTTGGAGGATCGGAACCTGTTGAAGAAAAGCCTAAGAAAAAACGAGGTCGTCCACCAAAGAAAAAGGATGATGAAGATGAAACGTCAGAATAAAAATTTATTACTAAATCAAATTACTTACACTGGGAATGAAGAATTTACAATCAATGAGATTATACCAGCTTTGGATGGTTCTTGTGCATTTTTTCAAGTGTTTAATTACGATGGTGATTTCCAATGGTCTCCCCTCAAAGCTACCGGGAATCTTAATATCTCGAAAACTAAGGAAGGCGAAATAATAATTGATGCCCCTATAGT